TTCCAAGTTGCATGACCATATAGGGCGATGCCTCGTAAAGAACAGCATTTGCGCAAAAGGACTTTAATTGTTTATCCCAAATGTCTTGATAAGAAGTTGATGTAAACGCAGTCGAATTACCCTTATTTGCCACCATTGAATCATATAAAGTCAAGCCAATAGCGGGAACAATCCAACGGAACTCGGCATCTTGAATATGTGGGCTGATAAGCGACTTATCAAGTCTTATATCTGCTGGTGTTGGACGTGCAACCCCTCCAGCTATTACTTCACTCGGTTGTATTAATTGGCTCATTGGTTGGGGTTGTTTGTTGTATTTCAACATGCGCGTAGCCGAATATTTCTCTTTTCTCGTTTAATGAAAGATTTTGTTCAACTGCAACATCACCCATAAAAGACACGGGTAAAGTGTTGGAAATACCAAACGTCACGTCGGTGAATGCTGGATTATAAACCCCAATTTCTTTTAAGAACGGGTTAATAATCTTTGATAACAAAAGGTTTTGACGTGGTTTAATAACCGTATTTTGCAAGTATTCAATCTCTTGCCGTATCTGTTGGTTGCTTCCAAGTTGTCCCGACGTTGCAAAACCAGCTAAAGACTTTGACCAACGGTTAGCCACGACAATCGCTGAAGCTGCAAGGTTCTGAAGGTTTAAAAATTCGCCTTCGCTTTCTTTTGAGGTAGGTATAAAATTTGCCTTTAATTTTTCATCTCTTAAAACTTGGACGAATAACTTATGGTTGTTTCCCATTCCTGTAAACTTTGATTCAATGCCTTCAACAAGGCTCTTAGCCTCAACCGATGTCATTGACCCAAAGAATTGCAATATTCCAGAAGGCATAAAGCCATTTTCAAACTTGCTTGTATTAAAACGCTGGATTCTGTATTCAATCTCAGCCCACATCTTCGCGCCTATCCATTCAGGTAAACCGAAGTAAAAGTATCCCGCCGCATATTGTTTTACGTGGATAATTGAACGCTCCGTACCGTCTTCTAATTTCTTGAAATCAGGGTAAATTGGAATTTCTCTAAACCCTTCTCTTTCATAATATGTGCCCTCGGTTGTAAGTGGTACTTCTTCCCAGTTGTCGTAAATGCCAATGGAACGTATAATCTGGTCAGCCTCTGCTTTCCTTATTCCAATGTTGTAAACTGGGACATGATAAATGTAGGTGAAAGGCTGACTACCAACCTTTCCCCTTACAATTTCTGCAAAGCAATTTCCAAAAGCATCGTAATCAAAAGCCAATGCGCCAAGCACCTCTTGCAAGTTTTGTGCGTGCAAGTTAACTTGCCCTATAACTTCCTCAATCTCATTTAAAAAATCGTCAGTTATTACCTCACCTTTCATAGAGGTTGTAAGTAAGGTATTAGACTTTCCTTTCATAGGAATAAATCCGTCACCTACAACCATGTTTACTTTGTCCTCAATAATACGTCTAAGCGTTGGGGAATTGTTTACAATGGCAATAAGACTCTTTAAAAAGTCGTCTTTCTGGGTAAAGAATCTAACCCATTTTGCGCCTGTAAAATCAAGCCTTTCCCTTGAGGGTTCATTAAAAATATCCTCTTGCACTAACATAGTGTTCGAGGTATCTAAAGTAACTGAAGCCAATAAAGGGCTATTGTTTCTTTTTAAATTTCTGTTAGCCCTGTTCGGTACTGCTTGAATCGTCTTCTTTATTTGGCTCATAGGTTTTTTTCTCAGGCGTGAAAATGACATGTTGGCTAACAGATGCGGGGTTGACACTATGCCAACCCCTTAACTCTTCTTGTGTAAAATTTCCAATAGCCTTCTTTAGTATTCCCGCCTTTCCCGTTGGGTCATTCCCGACGTAAATCATCAGTTTACTTTTATCCCTAACTATCATTTTTTTTAATCTAAGGCGTTCATTACGGTTTCACCGTTAACAATAAATCTTGCTTTATTTGTTGTTCTGCAAGTTAACGTTAATGTCTCTTGATTTGAATCAGTAAACAAAGCACCTGATAAACCTTCAGCACTTGTTAGCCTAACAGGTCTTTTCTTTGCGCCAATAACCTCAGCGCCCCATAACCAATATAAACCCGTGTTTTCAACGTGTACACAAACCAAACCGCAAGCCTGACCAGCCATATCTTGAATAAGGTTTCTTAACTCTTGGTCACGACAGTTTATAATGCCTGTCAAACTTTGCTCAATCGCAACCGACAAAGTGTCTGGGTCTTGAGTTACCGTTTCCGTAAACGCTCCAGAATTTTCCCTAAATTCCACCTCGTAAAATACTGAGGCAGTTGATGACATTGTAATCGCTGTAACCGCTGCACTTGAATTAGCAGTAAAACCAGTAACTTGATTCGCATTAGCGATATAAAGTTTACCGATACCGCCCGCGCAAGTTCCATCGACACATTGATTAAGCCATCCGCTTGTTATTGCACTCATATTTATTTTAGATTAGTAGCCTACGCTTATTAATGAATGGTGAATATAATTTACACCCATCTTGAAACGAGCCTTAATATACACCTTTTCGTCTTTCTGGTCGTACCAAAGTTCTAAAGCCGTCTCAGGGCTTAAAACGTCTGTTGCAAGTACCTTGTTTTGTGGGGTTGTATATTCCACATAATGAGGCTTAGTTGTTCCAAGTGACGTTGCAATGTCATCCCAACGATACTGAGGAATAACGGTTACGCCTCTAAAAGTGAATTGCTCAACCCCATTAATTAACTGAAGTAAACCGTAGTCACCGCCACCGCCGTTTTCAATATCTTCCCTTAGCTGAGAATAAACGCTTTGGGTTACATTGAATACTTTTTGGTTAGCTGGTAAACCTTTTAACTGTAAAGGCGCTTGGTCATATACTGAACGAAGAATTGCAAAGCCATCACCAGACGCAAGGTCTGCACCTGAGCCTGTGTTAGTTCTTGGAATTAAATCGTCTGCAACTAACTCAGGATAATAAACTGTCCAAAATCCGTCTAAAGAATCATAGTTAGGGTTGTTGGAAGCCTGTGAACCAAAATAAGACAAACGGGTAATGTCATTTCTTATCGCCTGTTGCGTACGGGTTAATAAGATATTTTCAATCAATGTTCCCGAAACATCTGGAAGCCTTGTACCCGTTTTCAATAACTCCTCAAAAACTGTGTCTTCAAATTCGTCCCAGCACATTTCAAGGTCAACCTTCATTTTTTCAACGTCGATTGTACGCTGATAAATGTCAACCGAACCAACAGGATTAAATCCGCAACCAGAATATTTTCTTACGATATTTTCAAGGTCTTGAACGAATACCATTTTCTTTTTATTGGCGACGTTTCCAAGTACACGGAATTGTCCGCGTAAATCGTCATCAAAAAAGACTGGCTCTAAAAATATATTATTTGCCTCCGTACCTCTAAAGGATACGTCAAGTTGGCTTATTTCAACTGATGCCATTTGTTTTTAATTTTAAAGGTTTGCGTAAGTAATCGTAGCTGTTGTATTTGTCAACTGTGCTGCCGATTCAATAATATATGAAAACTCGGTCTTTGCTCCAGCCTTAGCGGTTGCAAAGAAAACCTTCCAATCATTTGCGTGATTTAACGCGGTTGTTGAAATGTTAAATGCTGCCGAAGGCGCTGATGAAACAAAACTACCGTATGCTTCATGACCACTTTCGTCAATCAAATTAAACTTATAATAATTTGAAGCGCTTGTTACTCCGTAAATCGGTGTAACTGTAAATCTGTCACCTCCTGAGGCAATATGCCAAGTAAAGGATTGAGGAATACGGTCTTCAAATGTATCAACCCCATACAATTTTTCAGCATTTATGCCGTCAACATTGGCGTAAGGGTTAGTACGATGAAGGCTATTTTGTCCGACGTATGTGTTGGAATCAAGAAAGCCATTTACGTTCTGAGCGGTTGGATTGAATGCCATTATCTTTGTGAAATTTTAGATTTAACTAATGATGCAAAAGAATCAAAATGACTCGATTTTGCTTTTGTTTCAATAATCTTTTCAGATGTTGTTCCGCCTGAAGGAAGCCCAACGCCTTTTTTTACTTGTGCCCTAAGGGCTACTAACTCTTTACCTAATGTTTCCAGAACCGATTCAATCTCGTTAATCGAGTTCTTTTGTTCGTCGGTCTTTTTGTACATCGATTCCATTTCCTCCTTTTGCTTAGTATGAATTGCCTCCATTTCATCTGGTGACATTACAAAGTAACCTAAATCTTTAAGCATTGTAATTGCCATTTCAACTTCATCGTTTTTTGGCTCTTCGGTCATTACCTCTTCTTCCATAACATTTTCGACTTTATCGTCAACGGCGTTAAGGAGATTTTTAATTTTTTCTAAAATGGAATTACCCATATCATCTTCTTTTTTGTTGGTTATTAATAATGCAGCTGGAACATTTAGAAATTTGCTTAGGCTATTTTGCAACGGTAATAAATCAATATTTTTTTCGCCAACTTTCACAATCTCATCAATGAAACCAAACTCTAATGCTTCTTGAGCGGTCAACCATGTTTCGGCTGCCATCATTTTTGTAATCTTGTTTTCAAGGTCTTTCTGTCTCCCTTTGCGCTTATAAACCGCCGCCAAATAAATGTCAAGTAACTTTGCCTCCATCTTGTCCAATAATTCCGCCGTTGCTTCGAGTTCGTCGGCATTACCCATTGTGTAACTCCAAGGTCGATGAATCATCATAAAAGCGTTCTCAGTCATTTTTACATTATCCGCCGACAACAGTACAACCGTTGCAATGCTTGCTACCAAGCCGATTCCTGTCGCCGTTGTTTCGTTTGGGTAGTTAGCAATTAAATCAGCTATTCCCATTCCTTCAGTGACTGAGCCACCACCAGACGAAATAACCAAATTAATTTCCTCACCCTTTGCGTCGTTAATTTTACTTCTTACCGAATTGTATGAATTAACAGATTCAGAAATTTCCCCTAAAATATCAATATTATATTTTGCCATCGCTTTGCTTTCCTTTTCTCTTTCAATCTTTTTAAACTTTGCCTCAGCCCAAACTTTCATTGCACTTCCACCCCATGCGTCATACATTATTGAACCACATATTTCATTTCCATCTTCGTCAAAGTATTTTCCTTGGTCATAAGTTTCCGCACGGGAAAGAAAAGAATAAGTTCTTTGGACGGTATCCTCCGACAAGCCTTCGCCATTTGCGATTTGATTTGCTCTTAACCAGCCAACACGAGTTCCACAAGATGAACCGTTGTCCTTCTTGTGATTTAACGCTTTTCGTGCGTTATTTTTTGCCGTCTCTGGATAATCAGCGTAAGTCATGTTGTAAATTTATTTATAATTATTTTTCTTATTCCTTTTTTTGCTGATTCCATAGCCAAAGGACTCAGGGTGCTGAATCATGTTATACACGGTTTTTTCGCTTAATCCTGTACGGATACTTATATCTAAAATAGCATTCATTTTGCTTTCATTTTCAAACAAGGCGGCTGGATAAAGTTCCATGACCATGAATTTGGCAATGGTTAAATCCTTAATAACATTGGTTTGGTACAAGAAGTCAACAAGGGTATAAAAGTCTGGTTTTATCTTATCCTTATCGCACAATGCTTTAAATTTTTCTAAGATGCTATCTTGAAATTCAATTAATAATTCCTTATCAATGTTATTTTTTTCATTGTTCATCTCGCCAAAATTGTACTATTTGCCTCATTTTTCCAACTACCTTTGTCCTGCACGCTGGGCAGTTCCTTCTTTCAGGCTCATAGTTGTTTACAAAGTTGTTATAAATATTAAATAAATAGTCCATATCCGACGGGTCAATAGATAAAACCCTGTAAGTCCTGTCAACCGTTGCCATGACTTGCTCCTTGTATTCCTGAGGTATGCGGCTTGCAAGTTCACCCCAAATGCTATTTCCTTTCATACAATTGCACATTTATAAAGTTGCTTTTACTTTTAGTTTATTACCCTCAGCCAAATCCCTTGCTATATCGTCCGAAACGACATAAGCCTGAAGCCTGTCAATGCGATTGTTTATTGCGTCCGTCTTTGCCTCGATTGCTTTTAAATATCCTGACATTCCTGAGTCTATGCTCATGCCTTGTATTGGTGCAGAAATTGGAGGAACCATGCCACCCTCCGCAAAACCTTTGATACCGATACGCCTGAACGTTGGTGATCCGCCTAATAAACTTTGTTGTCTTTGGTTTAATACAACCTCACCGCGTTTAACATAAGCAAGTACATTGTCACCGTTTGAACGTGTAGGAATGTTTTGTTTTTGATTAACCCTTTGCCCTGTTACGACGCCACCTTCAGCAAGGGGCTGGGCTATAATTGTGGCAGTTTGTATTCCCGCGAAAACACCAGCGGTAATAGCTGAGCCAATAGTAAATGGCGGACCAGGGGGAACGGCTAAAGCACGGTTGACGGCTAAAGCACCTTGAATGATTGATTGGGCAATGGCTATTTTCTTTTCAGCCTTAGCCGCTTTTAGTTGGAGCTCTTCGGCTTGCTTTGTTTTTGCGTCAAGTAATATTTTTTCTGCCTCAATTTCTTTTAGTAATCGTTTCTTTCTTAGTCCGCTTGTTTTTTCTGCTTTCTGTTCAAGTAATGTAAT